ATAATCAATTAGCAGAAGCAGGCGGTTTTGATGTAAGGTGGGAAAAAGGACCAGGAGGTAAAGATAGTCAAGGAGGAGGCATCATAATGACAGTAGGTGGTGTAGACTACAAGTATCCACCAGAACCAGCGTCAGAAAGAGAGATTGCTAAACTCATGAGGGAAGACAAAAATTTAACAAGAGAGCAAGTTGAAAAACAAATAAACGATTCAAATGGATATAACGAGTATACAGCACAAGGATTTAAGTCTCCTGGATTTTCCAGGGGAGGCCCTAAAACAACAAAGGTACCAGCTGATGTATTCTTTGGTTGGGTGAATAAATTTGTTTTAGACCCAGCAACAACAGGGGCTATAGCGTTACAAGAGCCGCCAGAAGCTCCAGAAGCAAATTATATAGAAACAATCAGTAAAAAAGGAGCAGGTAATGATATCTTTAATATAGTAGAAGTTGAAGAAGAAACTGAAGTAGAAGCTGAAGAAGAAACTGACGATTAATATGGATCAAAAAGAACAGCTTTACAATCTTTACATTAAAAATAATCTTATTACTGATGATGTCGTAAGTTTAAAAATGTGGAATCAAATGTCAAAAAGGCAACAAGAGGACATTTTTAAATTAGGTCTTGAAACAGGCTTGTTTACAAACGAAATTAAAGTAGAACAGTTTACATCACTCTGGCAAGATGAAGTAAAAAAAAAAGACGATTCAGAATCTACTTCAGATGGGGTGGAGACTACTATGGAGTCGGATACAATTACAACTCCAGAAACCACTTCTTCGGATACCATAGAAACAATAATGCCTCAGCAAACTCAAGAGGTTGAGGAAGAGGTTGATGTAAACATAAACATGGAAGAAGCTGTACCTACGGACACAGTAGATGTAGATGTAAATGTGCAGCAACCACAGGTATTACCCGCACAAGATGATAGTGTATTAGGTATTAGAGAAACACCGCGTTTTAATCAGTTTGGAACACCACAAAATTTATCAGTAGGAGAAAAAGAAACAGCTATAGAAAGAGCTTTTGGTAAAAATTTTGCTACAGATTTTTTAGGAGATTTGTATAGAGCTTTTGAACAAGGACAAGCTCAAGGATCAACATTAGATGAATCATTGGAGCTTTTTACAAAGGGTAATAATGTAACTGAACAGGATATTCAAGACTTTATAGAAGCTCAACAATCATTACAAGGGTTAGGTGAAAGTGATGAAATGAAAGAGTTTAACAGAATATACCAACAAGAAGGAGGTGGTCTCTGGGGATTTATTAAAGGTAATGTATTGACCAGGGGGCAAACTCTTCCTCAGTTATTAGTTTCATCAGTATCTCAAATGTTAAATCCAGCAACTATAGGAATGGGTGTGGCAGGAGGAGCTGCTGGCTCTTTTATACCTGTAATAGGAACTATAGGCGGTGCTTTAGGAGCGGCAACAACAACTTTAGAAACAGGAATAACTTTTGCAGAGTTATTACAAAAAGAGTTAACAGATAGAAATTTAGATTTTACAAATGAAAATGTAAGAACTATATTGGAAGATGAAGATGCTTTAAATTCTATAAGATATAAATCAGCAGGAAGAGGTATAGCTATAGGTATAGTTGAGGCTGCTACAGCCAAAATAGCGGGATCAGTAGGAGCTAAAATAAAAAGAAAAGGGCCAGCTTCTTTAGGTAGAAACATGAAAGCATTAGGTTCGGTAGCAGGAATAGAAGCGGTAGGAGGTTCAACAGGAGAGGTTGCTGGTAATATTATAGCAGGTCAAGAACTTGATGCTGCAAATATAGGTTTTGAAGGTGTGGTTGGTTTAACAGGTACTCCTTTTGCAGCAATAAAAACAATATATCAAAAACCTAAATATTATGTAAACAGTCAAAATGGTGGTAAAGACTTTTCTGAAGCTACAGCTGAGGAGGCTCAAGATCTTATTGACAATATGCCTGATGAAGATTTTGCTCCAGTTAAAATAGAGATTGAAAACAATCCTGAAATGAAAGCTCAGTATGATAAAAGAAAGACTGATCTTTACGAAAAAAAGGCAATTGAAAAAGGAATAAAAGAATCTTTTCCAGATATTAGTCAGGAGAAAGTAGATGAGCTACTCCCTATACAAAAAAAATTAAATGAATTAGGAGAAGATAAAGGAGAAGCTGCAAAGCTTAGAAGAAGTGAGTTAAAAAATCAGTATAACGAAATAATAAATAGAGAAGATGCCGTTCAAGAGCAAAGCACAGATGAGGTGGTTAGCGAAGTTCAAGCCACAGATATTCAAGAGGTGGAAGGCGGAGGGACCACCACCACTGAATCTACCAGAGAAGAGCAACAGACCACCGAAACCACCGAAGAGACAGAAACAACGGAGGAGGAAGTAAAGGTAGTTCAAGAAGATAAGGTTAAAAACATTACTCCTGAACCTTCTAAAAATAAAAAAGAACCTAAGACTCCTTTAGCAAGAAAAACTAAAAGAATAAAAATACCTAATAGCAGAAGTTTAGATATAGAAATAGATACAGAAGGTAAAGCTCAAGTTGTAAATAGAGAAACAGGAAGGCCTGTTAAAAATCTTAATAAAATTAAAAGTCAAAAGGTAAGAGACTTTATATTAAAAGAAGGTATTGATGTTAATGAAGGTAGAACTGCTGGGCAGATATATAAAGAAAATAATCCTGGTGGAGAAATAAGTGAATTAAGCGAAGACCAAGCTGATGATATTATATTAGAAAGTGAAAACGTAAGAGAAATAGCAGATGCTATTGAAATAGAAGAGAGTAAAACACCTGATGTTGATCCAATGGATTTGCTTGTCCCAGAGGAAGGTAATGTTCGTATACGAAACGCAAGAATTACTGAGCAAGAATGGTATGACCAAACTGGAGAAAAAGGAAAAGACATTGATTCTGACGTTAGAAAAAATTATATAAGCGTTAGTATTAGGCAAGAAGAAGCGTTTAAGAAAAAGGCAAAAGCAGGTAAGTTAACTACAGATCAAATTTCAAGAGGTGTTCCAGGAAAGACAACACCGTTTGATGTTTTAGCGCAGCAAGTAGAAGACAATCAAGGATTAGAATCTTCAGAAGCAAAGAATGATTTTATTGAATTTGCTAAAGCAAATCCTAAGGGTAGGCCTGAGTCTCCAAGAAAAGAACAGCTTGATAATTTAAAGTTAAGATTTGAAGAGCTGACTGGTTTAAGAGCTACCAAAAAAAATATAGAAGCTGTATTGGGAGTAGACCCAAATAGACCCCCGCTGGAAGTTGTTCAGAAAGATATAGAAACAAAAGCAGCTGCTGTTACAAAAGAGCCTAAAAGAAAATCAAAAAAGAATGTGTCGGCTAAAAAGATTGTTGAAGGAACAAAGAAAAAAACAGAAGTAACTGTTGATGAAGCTGAGGCATTAAAAGATCAAATAAAATTAGAGGGTAAGGCAGCCAAAGAAGCAGACGCGGCAGCTAAAAAAGAGGCAAAAGAAAGAGTAACTAAGAAAAAAAGATTAAAGGCTAAAAGAAATATAAAAAGTAAAATTGGAGCGGCACAGTCGTTAAATGTTTTATTAGGTAGAATGTTAGCGGTAGATGAAAGTATAGTTCCTGAAAGTGTTAAAAAACAATATAGAGATATTGTAAATACTTTAGCCGATAGAAAAGGAGCTTTAGACTTAGATCAAAGACAAGCTCTAATAGAGCAAGTTGAAAAAGTAAACAGAGCCTTAGATGATGAATACTCATTAGCTGGTGAATTAGCTGAAAGATATAATTATTTTAGAAATGTAACTTTTAATATAACTGATAAAACAACCTTTGAAGAAACAATAAGTGAAATGCTTAAACAGGAAATAATAACACCTGATGAAGCAAAGCTTATGAAGAAATATAAAAAGAATATAGCTCCTACACAAAGGGTTGAAAAAACAGAAGAACAAATAGCAGAAGAAAAAGATAAATTAATAGATGATTTAACAAAGGATAATAAGAAAGTAAAAGTTCCTACTGATTTAAGCAGAGACCAAAAGGGTCTTGTTTTTAGATTTAGAAAATTATTGTTAGATAGAGAAGCTTTAGGAAGATTAGAAACTTATCAATTAAAACTAATAAGAGGTTTATTAAATAATATTGAAAATGGTTTTGTTCCTCACTTAGTTCAAAAATTAACACAAAGATTAGAAGCCATAGAAGCATCAAGAAAACTGGAGTCGTCAGTAGAAAAAGCCAAGCCTTTAAAATTTTCAATGATGTATGCTAAGTTTAAAGATCTATTTACTAAAAAGGGTGCTGTTTTAGAATTAATAAGACGTAATCCATTAGCATATGTAGATCAAATTTTTGGTGACTTTGGTACTAAAAATATTTATAATACATTATTTCAACCAACTGCAAAAGCTCAGTCTAAATATGCAACTGCTACAAAAGAAATAAGAAATAAAATAAATGAAGCGAGGAATAAAGTTTTTAAGTCTTTTAACAACGATCCAAACAAAACAACTATATCAGCGTACAAGCAACAACTTTATTTACTACAAAGAGAATTTGAGAATAATCCAGGTAATAGATTCGTTAATCCTGCAATAGATGTTTTAAAGGCTACAATAGCTGCTATTGATGAGCAAAAAACAAGTCTAACCCCAGAAGACGCAACAGCTTTACAAAATATTTTAGAAAAGTTTCAAACTAAAGATGGTACAAGTATTAATAATGAAAAGCTATTTAATTCATTTAATGCTGCTGAAAAAGCAAGTATAAAAACAATGGACGAGATAAACCAAAGTAATGAAGCTGCTGCTGTATTTACAGCTTCTACAATTAGAGGTAATTCTTTTAATCCACTAAACGATTATGTTCACCACAATGTTTTGTTTACTCAAGATGCAGATAGCGATGCTACTCAACCAAATTTTGTAGACAATTATAAGCAAGGTTTAAAACCATCAACAAAGGGACAGTCTTTAATAGAGAGAACAGGTACTGTAATGCCATTAAATTTTAATGTTTATAGTTCTACGCAAAAAGGAGCTGAATATGTTATGCTGGACTACCACATGACTTCTCCTTTACAGACAACGAGAATGACTATTAATGAAACTAAAAAAAGATTAGAAGATAAAGGAAGAATACCACCAGAGCAAAGGGAAATGATAAATGCTTTAGAAAGAGCGTATGAAGAGGTAAACACTAATGTATTAACAGCTGATTTTGGAGAGACAACAATAGCGGATAGAGCAGCAGACTTTATGTCAAGACAAGGATATAGAACGGTATTAGCTGGAACAGGAAGGTTTGCTGCCGAGTTACTATCTAATATTGGTATAGCAATTTTTGTAGATAGCGAAGCTTTTTCTGATGGTATGCAATATCAAGACTATATCTTTAGTAATAGAGGGGCTAACATAATGGATAATTCTGGTAGCACAAATAAGGATAGGGTGTTTGCTGAAGGTTTAGCGGGTAGGTTTGTAGATCCTAATGTTGTTAATAGGCCAGACTCTTCTGCTGGTTCTCGTATTAACAGTGATATTAAAAATAAAATAAAACAAATTTACAGTTTTGTAGATCAAAAATATATAGGTAATATAGAAAGGATTGCTGATTTTCTTATATCTACACCTGATAAAATTGTTATGCGACCAATGTGGTTTGGTACTTTTGCAAAAGAATTTAAAAAAGCAAGTGGTAAAGATGTTGATTTTAATAAAATAGAAGCAAATGATGAGGCGTATATGCTTGACAACAAAGCAGCTATTGAGCAAGCTACAGCAAAAGCAGATGAAATTACTACATATATTGGAGCAGCAGACAATCCATATATGGGAATACTAAAAGGTACTTCAAAACCTAATGACAGTGTGTCTAAAAAAGCTTTCAATAATTTTAATAACTTTATGACCAGGTTCTTAATATTTGAATTTGTAACAGCTCGTACTGCATTAAATGCTATAGTAGCAGATAATAGTAGAATGACGCAAGAGCAAGGAGCTAAAATTTTAGCTGGTGTTACAACACGAATGATGACATATTCTTTATTATCAACCATGTTAGGAGCAGGTCTGTTAGGTTTATTCTTTGAAGATGATGAAGAGGATAAAGATTTAGACAAACAATTTGGACAAGCTTTAGGACAAACTTTTAGTTCTTTATTAATAGGAAGAGATTTTGGTAATGCTATGAAAGCAATACTAAATATAGGTGTAGAGAAATTTAACGAATCTCACTTAGAGTTTTTAAGAGATGGTGAGTATGATCCATATAAAGACTCTTTACAATATTCTGTACTCCCTAAGAAACAGCAAGGTCAACCAATAACTATGGGTGATTTACTGTTAAGATTTGGAGGTTCTTTCGGGCCTGCATTATCAACAGCTGACTTAATTGTTCGTAAGATGAGTGAGCCAGCTCGTAAAACTCCAGAAGCAAGAGAGAGACAATTGAATGAACAAATCATTCGTATGCCTTTGGAAATAGCAGGTAACTTAGGATTAATACCTATTTACAAAGATGTAAGAAAGGTAGCAGTAAGAGAAATATATAAAGATTTGCGTAGAGCAAACAAAATGAAAAGTAAAACTCCAAAGGATAAAAAAGCAGCAGCAAAACAAAGACGAATGAAACAGTACAATGAATTTAATAGAAATAGAACGTTGTGGAGAAAGAAAAATCCTGGTAAGCCAGATCCTAAAAGACCCAGATAATGGAAAACTTTAATGAAAAACTATGTATGCATTATACCTATTGTTTATTAACAGGTAAAGAGACATACCAAAACTTATTAGAAAATGTGGATACTTTATACCTTCTTTACAACCCAGATAGACCGATGGAAGAAATAGACGATAGCGTCTATGATGCCTTATTAGATTACTTTATATACACTGAAGATTATGAAAAGTGTAATGATGTGTTAGCTGCAAAAGAATTAGCTAAACTTATAACTCTAAATTAATTTCGTCAATAGATGTTATATGATCGTTGTGGTTTCTATTTCTATTATATTGAGCAACTAAATCACTCTCAAAATTTTTCTTGAAATTTTTTCTTTCAGCCTCTAACTTGTAAAAAGAAAAGGCCTGCATACCTACTACGTGAGCGTCAGTAGGAAAAAAATATTTCCAACCCTTAGACCTTCCTCTATTAATGTAGTAACAAAAAGCTACCGCTAATTTACCAGTGTTCTTTTTAAAATTAACTACAGCTGAATCATCAGATGTTGGTATGATTTCATCAACACTAAATGTTTCGTTATTTATATTTCCTTGTCTTGATTTGTTAGAAAATCTTTCTGCAACTGTATTGCAAAAAACATTTAATTCTTTAGCTCTCTCTTTATTCATAACGCAGTTCGTATATTTTAGCTTTAGTAGATGAGCTGGTTATTTTACCGTTAATGTTTCTTGTAGGTGCTTCGCACATTAAAGTACGCTTTACCTTTACTTCAGTTTCTTGTTTTTTCATGTACTTGGGGTTGGGTGAGTTTAATTTTTTTTTCTTCATGAGGGCCAAATTATTATTATGTTAATTGTATTATATTTCATCAGTTAATGACTGAATTAGATCAGCTAAAACCTTAATTAATTTTTGTGCCTCTTCTTTTGCTAACTCATGCTCCCGTTCCATTAAGTGCTCATGTAATACATCTCCAAAATCATGTATGCTTTCAGAAACATATCTAATATGGTTTATTGATGAGGTGTCTTCTGGCGCTACTCTTGGCATTTATATTTGGTTTTATCAAATATAAAAAAATAAACGACTTATCCTAATTCTTTAGAATTTTTTATATAACAATTTAAATTAATAAAATCTAAATACTCGTCCATAGTAATTAATGATACGTCTGTTAAGGTAGTGGGAATGGTTTTGGTGTTTACTATTTCAACAGCAAATGTTATAGGATCACCTATTGTATCAACAACAACGCCACCTAAAATGTAAGATGTAAATTCATTTTTTGGTAAAGTTTGTAAATTGTTTTTAATATAGCGACCAATTTTTAATGCGGTGTATAATTCTAATTCCTGAAGGCTGTCAACAAAAAAATCATCAAAGTCAAAATCAACCCCTATATATTTCTGTTTTACACCCATGATCGCTTAATTGTTTCATTCTAAATTCCTGAAGTCTTGATACCTTTCCTCCTGGTTTTTTTATTTCTGAAAACAACACGTTTGATTCAGGAGGTATAGCTAATAAATCAGGTATACCATTTTTATTAGTAACTATTAATTTAATTACAAAGTAACCTTGACCCTCCAGTTCTTTGATCCTTTTATCTTGGATCTGTTGCTCAGTCATATTACAAATCTAACAAATCTCTTTTAAAATGTGTAAGGGTATAATCTTTCTTTTTAACAACAGTTTTGTATATATCTTTCTCAATTCCTTGTTCGCTAAATATCCAATAAATTAAATTTGATTCTCTATTTTTTGTTGTCATACGGTCTCTACTTTGCCAATAAGAAGTAGCACTAAAATCTATATTGTAATAAACAAGTGCATCAGCTTGTTTTAAGCTTATCCCCTCTCTACCGCTAACAATTTGTAATGCTATAGATTTATTAGTAGAATTAAACTCATCTAAATCGTTAGTTATCATATCTTTGAATACAGATTTGATAGCATTAAACTCTTCTTTAAATTTATAAAATATCCCTATTTTTTTATTTTTAAAATACTTTTTAATATACTTAGCTTTTGAGTTATCAACAACCATAGACTTGCCGCTTTCAAATTTAACTGTGCCAGAGCAAAGCTGATGAACTTTAGACATCAACTTAACACCTGTGTCAGCTAATACTATTTCATCATCACCTTCAATAATACGGTCTTTTTTGATCTTACTTATTAAAGATAGGCACAACGGGGTCATCTTGACATATAATACTTTTTCGTTTATTTTTGTTTTAAAGCCAGCCATTTGTTGAGAGTAATTAATTTTATAAGGAGCCATATCATCAACAATACTTTTTAATCCATCACTATAATCATTAATGGTCATGCTATTAATATATTTTCTTTTTACATTAACATATGATTTACAAAAAGCATAAAAGTTTTTATAAACACCAAAAGGATTGTTTGGTATTCCATAAACCTGGTGATACATTTGACTATAAGATTCTGGAGTAGGAGTACCGCTTAATAATATTACAAAAGGATTTGATCGTCTAATTATTTCTTTTACTTGCTTGGCTCTTTTATTAGGTTTTGGAAAAGCCCCCATTGTATGCGCTTCATCACAAATAACTACGTCCCAGCCCGTTTGTTTTATTTTATGTAAGGATTCATAATTAATTACTTGTAAATTATAAGGAGGATCTAATAATTTATAATCATCTTCTATGCTACTTATAGCTTTTTTCTTGGTTATAAACAGTACATCTTTAGCTTGTAGCAAAGAGGATATGCCTAAACTGGTTAGCGTTTTACCAGTTCTTACCTCCATAGCTAAATATAAAAACCCGTTTTGTTTAATTATATCTAAACCTTTAGATATTATATTAATTTGGTAATCTCTAAACTTCATCATGTTGAGGAAATAATATCCATCTACCACCTAAATCCTTTCCTTCTTCTGTGGTCTTGTTATATTGATACAAACAATAAGAGTCTAACCATTTTTTAAACCCTATTCTTGATATAGTGTATTTAGATTTAGGAGCAAAGTCTGGATTTTCCTCAACAAAATCATTATATAAATCAGCTTTGTATATTCTGTTGTTAGGTCTAAGCTTTGTATTTTCAGTAGAATTATTTAATAAGCCGCACCACTCTACAAATTCATGTCTTGTTTCGGCAATTAAAGTTCTTATTCTTAAATTAACAAACGCGCTTTTTAATAACCCTGTTTCTAAATAACCCTGTAAACAATTAATCATATAATTATCAAACTGGCACCACTCTTCCTCGTCCCAATCTCCAAACATTAATCTGCCAAATTCAACCAGAGGTGTAAAATCTTTAGTATAATGTTGTGATAATTCTAATTCCCACTTTCTTCTTTCAAAACTTGTACCCTTACCTTTGATAGCATAATTTGTAGTAATAGCAACTTTCGGGGATTTAGAAAATGGTATTTTAATTGCGTCTTGATTTTTCTTTTCTAATGTTAAACCTTCTGTCACCACGCTAAACAATCTTTCAAAATCAAAAGCTTTTTTTACATCATCAAAACATAATATTTGTGTATCAGCAGATACTAATTGATAAGCAAAGGACCTTTCAAAGGTAAACGATTTGCCATCTATAACTACTAATTTTTTCATTTTAGCAAGCCCATTCATAAATAAACCCTTACCAGTACCTCCTTCTGGATTGTCTGATATAACCTCATCATTTAGTATTGTAGCTGGACAATAAGATAAATTTTTATAACCATGCATTAAGAAACCAATAGTGCTTTCCATAGATCTGATTCTACTATCATCATCACCACAAATATTGCTTATAAAAGTTTTGTAATCACAACTTTGAACATGACATAAAGTAAACTCTCTATCTATAACGTGGTCTTTCCAGACGAAACCACCTAAATCTAAATAATCAATTAAGTTTATTTCATTATGTGTAATCTTAACTGCGCAATTTAAAAAATATAAATATGCTGTATCTTTTGTATCTTCAATAAAAAACACGTTAATTGAAGATAATAATGTTAAAAAATCTTCTCTAAAGTATCTTGTGTTTTCAGCAAAATAATTATAAACGCTTATATCATCTAATTCAAGTAAGTGATTTAAAACAAAATCTTTTATTTCTTTTTCAGAGGTATGATCTATAAGATTGTTTATGACCCTAACAAAAACAAAATTCTTACTACCCGTTGGATTAAATTTATAAAACCCGCTATCTTCTAAAAAATTTTTATAATATATAGGTATGATTTTAACATTACCTTTTTTGCTTTTAGTCCAAAATTTGTTTTCTGTTTCTTCTTCTTGTAATCTTACAATAACTTGTTCTAAATTTTCATCTGATATTTTGTCATTTTTTATATGACATTTTATATCGTGCTTGTCTACCCCTTTTCTTAATTGTTGTTTTATAACATTAACCTTGTCTTCATCTTCATAATATTTTGTACCAAAATTATGTGTATTTGCATAGGCAGAGTTAATAGTTCTTAATATCTCAGCCCTACTAAAATCATTAGATTCAAAATTACTCATAACCATTATGGCTAAATTTTTATCTATACCAAAGTCATTGAAGGCAGCAGCTAAAACATATACATTATTGTTTCTTTCCCCGCTAACTAACCCATATTTTTTATCCCACCACTTTACAAGTATATCAACTATTTTATTTTCATCTGTTAATGGTATAGTTGGTTTGTCCTGGAGCTTAATTTTTTCTACATATTCTTTTTCCTCCACTTTATCCCAGACCTTAGAGTTTTTAGATATATATATTAATGGATCATAGGATTCATAACACACTCTTGAAACGTTTTTTGATGTTGTATCAAAGTAAGGTGAGCTTATATATTTTTGTAATGAATTAAAATAATTCTTGTGATTATCTACATTAGGTGGTATTTTTACCAAAGCTTTTAACCCCTTTCCGCTTGGCGAAATAAATACAGAATAGATAAATTTATTTTTAGATAGTCTTTCTTTTTCTTGCAACATTTCTTTGTTAAGCTTGTACCCGTCAAAATCTAAACAGATTAAACCGCTATGCTCAATTAAAGAACTATCATTTCTTTTATTAAACTTACCACTAAAACATATTGCTGGTAGTCTTTTTTTTAAATTATTTCTTTCTTCTTTATCTTTAGTCTTTCTTATTTCTTTTACTAATTCTTTTGATGACCCGTCTTCAATACGCTTTAGCACTACACTAACATCTCTGTAAAAAGGTTGAGACGTATCTTTTATATCTTTAAATATTGTTACTTGCATTAAATTAAATTGATTTAAAAAAAGGGAGGCGTTAACCCCCCTCTTATTGTTTTAGAAAGGTAAATCTGGATCACCAGCAGAAGCCTTAACTTCTTCTTTCTTTGGCTCTGGTTTCCATGTGTCTACAGCTACATAATGAGTCTTTCCATACTCATCAGCTTGTTTTTTCTTTTGTACGTTAAGTTTAATGTATTTTTTACCACTATACTCAAAAACGTGCTCAGAAGGTAAATCAGACAGACATAAGCTGCAAGAAACTAAGTTTCCGTCAAATTTTTCTGTACCACTACCTACATAAATTTTGTCTTCCATTTTAATGTATTTTAATTTGATGTTCCAAAATTTCTAAAACGTCAGCCATAAGCTTTTGCTTATGTTGTTCGCTCTCCATAGTAGTTGGAACTTCTACTATAAATATCTCTCGTTTCCAAGACAGCTTAGAAAGATAATGTTTTATTACCTTAAAAGTTATCTTTAAAACAAAAAAGATTTTTCTGTGCCATATAATATGTCTATAATGTTTCATAATGTATATGTTGTTTAATATCCCATTTAGCTTTTTTACTAAAAAATTTATTGTATATATTAACTGCGTATTCTACTTTATTCTCTCCGCTACTTAAAAATTCATCAGAAGGAACAAATATCCCAACGCGTAAAGATGATTTATCTATCACATAAAAATGTAAAGGTTTATTAAATATTTGTTGATATATATATGCCTGGCTATCATAATTATAACGATATGCACTTGACCTAAACTTATTAATATCTGATGTTGTTTTTAGATCTATGATTTTATCTTCACAAATAATATCTGCTTTACCCTTCCAGTCTAATCCCATTATTTCTTTTACTCCAGGAACTTCGTATTTATTGGTATGGTCGTATATCTCCAATGCTAAATCTATATTTTCTTTTAGAGTTAGAATTGCTTTGTCTATTTCTACTTTCTCTTTGTGTAGTAAAAGCATTTTACCATGCTCTGCTGCCAGCTCTTTATATGCTTTAGAGTTTCTACTTGAAGCGTCTGAAATAATAAAATTAGATAGCTTTTCTGGCTCTAATATTGCTGTGTGAAAATACCTACCTTCCAACATTGCTTTGGTTTCTTCTTTTGCTAATCTAAAATTTAATGGATCATTAAGAAGGGTATATATATCTGAATTAGATAACCACTGCTGACCAAACTGACCATAATAAAGCGTATCGTCTTTAAGTTTTTCTAATATATCCATAACTAAATATGTTTAGAAATTTCTTTTTTTACTATAGCTTTTATGTTGTATTTACTTTCCAGATTTTTAACTATGCTTGGTAGCCCTAATGATTTATTAGCAACTACATAGCTCAACACCTTCTTCCAGTTTTCATCACCTATTTCTAATTTAACTCTGGTCTTTACATTAGTTTTAGGTTTCTGATTTGAAATAGCGTTAACAACTTCATTAGCAGAAGCTACTGAATTATCAAGTCCTATACCAAAATTACCTAATGCTCTTCCCCACGCAGATGTTTCGCAATTCTCAACATAAGATGTTTTGTTGATGTATGATGATCCTTTGTATTCTTCTGCAATTCCAGAAGCTATTATTCTTCCAGTCTCATCTTTTATCTCTGCTTTTATCATTATACTTTCAGATGTTTTTTCCAGAACATTACTGTCTAATGTATAATTACTCCATACTTCTCTAAAGTATTTAAGTCTGGTATGTACTTCTACATAATCTTTTCCCTTAATATTAATTGTTTTTAATTTTTCCATTTTCGTTATATTTAATTAGTTTTTGTGTGTATAAAGAATATTGGTTCATAACAAATTCCCGCTTTGATTTTAAATTCTTTATAAATTTATCATTCTTTCTGCTGTTTACTTCTCTTTTCATCATGTTCTCAATTAACTTGAGTTTTCTTTTATTATTATTAATATTTAAAATAGTACAACCTTTTACCCAGCCATACTCAAAAAAAATATCATACTCTTCCTGAGATATTTCCTGAAAGTAATCTCCGTTTTTTGAACAGTTTAATATTTCAGTTTTACTGGGAAATACTTGTATTTTAAATCCCCTATCAATAATACTTTCTCCGTATTGTCTTGTAATACGAATTGGCTCGTGCTGTATTGCTTGATTATATAGATCAGTCAAGCTATACATTATTAGCTATTGTTTTTTAGTTCGTGGTTTTTAGAAATTGTATCAACAACAAACTTATAGTCTGGATCACTATCAATATATTCTTTAGCTTTAGTGTACCCATGCATTATAGTATGATATTGTACTGGAAGACCGTTCTCCTCCATAAATCTTTTTATATAAGAAAGTCTTATTGGTCTTTCTTTTGCCAGAAAGTAAAGCATTTGTCTTGCTTCAACTATTTCTCTTTTTCTGCTTTTAGAAAACATTTCTCCTAAGGTAAGGTGAAATTTTTCTGCTATTGCATCTGCATACGCATCAAATATATCTTTTTTCATATTATTTTTTTATTGGTAATTTTTTTAAATCATTTATTCTCTCTAAAGTTTTTATAGCTTTTTCATAGCTCATACCTTCTTTCATTAAGTTATCTATTTGCAATTGAGTAATTTCCATTTGCAAATGATGAATAGCTTTTTCAATGTCTTGTATATGTTTTGCTATATCACTCATTCCTTCTTCTTTTTTCTTTCCACAACGCATTAAATAAGTTAGTGCGTTACCTACATTATAAGAAGCAGTAAAACCGTATACAACTTCTGAAGCATGGTAATTATTTTTTCCTATATAATAATCTGGCGTTTTTCTTATTTCTTTCATATCTATTTATAAATTCTTCTGTTAGTGTTTTATTTAATTTATACTTACTCATATCATTTTTGATGATAACTCTTTCTGGTATAGGTAAAGGATACCTACAAGCTTCTACAAATCTACCTTTAATTTCTATTAAAGTAGTTTCTTTAAAGTAATTATTTAGATCTATAGATACTAATCTATTTGTCTTATTATAGTTTCTTAGATGTTGTTCTTCTTTTAGTTTGTTCACTAAATATTGAGACAGTCTTTTCATTTTATTTAATTAAATTTTTAGGAGGTAGATAAGAGTATTAACTTGTTTGGGCATTATTGCCTTTATACCTACCTCCCTAAATACAACAAGTAAAACATTTAATATTAAGGTATCTTACACCTATAAAATTATGGGATTATTCCCTACTTGTTATTTTTTATAGTTGTTTATTATGATTTGTTTTAGTATATCTTGATTTAACTTTTGCAGCCATTGAATAAATCTTTTATTAGGTTTATTCTTTAATTTTTCTTTTAAAATTAATTCGTGAATTTCTTTCATAAACCTAAATCTCTTCGCTCGTCTTCCCTTGCCTCTGCTAAATCATAAAGCTTTAATTCTCTATAGTCGTAATCATTCTGAACTTCACAATAGTCTCCACAAGCAATACAAACATCTTTTAAGTCTCCATGCTCATTTTCTATCTCTTCAAACTCATCTCCACAACATCTGCTTACAAGATATACCTCCATTACCAGTTAAAATTTATAGGAGTTTCTTTTATTTGAGCTCTTTGTTTTTTAATTTTCTTTTCTAAATTTTTAGATCTTAAGTTATTATACTCTTTTACAATATATTCTGTCCAGTCATTATAATCTAATGCTCTGAACTTATATCTATTGAAATATTTTTTATACTCTTTATCCATTTTTTACTTTACTTTAGTTAATACAGATTTAGTTTTTTTATTTGCAAGAAAATTGTAACGGTTTAATATTAATTGTTCTTCTAAATTATTAATATTACTCCAGAAATCTTTTTTTCCAAATAATCTTTTTTTTAAAACTTGGTATTCCCGTTCCTCGTTTTTTGTTAGTTTACTCATAATTAGTTAATTTAAGTGACAATAATAGTAAATAAAACTTAAATAAAAAAATATTATAATAAAATAATATCTTCAAAATTAATTTTACAAATCACTAAAGAACTTTCATTGTTTGTTGTACCTCCAATAATATTAACTTCTTTTACTTCTCCAGTATCATAATCAAAATCATTATAATCTAACAATTCATTAGAAAAGAATGCGCTCTCATAGTTTAATAACCAATCAAATTCATTATCATAAAAGACATCTTCTTCTTCTAAAGTTACGCAATTATATAAAATGCGCAGATTATCTATTTCATTTAAAATTTTATAATAAACTGTTCTGGATACTATATTTGGTTTTAAAATATCTGTTTCCAGTATGACCGCATAATTGTCTATTTCATTTTTAATTTCAAAGAACTTATAAAAAAAAGTTGTTGTACCATCATAAACCTCTATATTATTTTTTCTTTTTGTATATGCATAAGAGTATGGAAGAGTATTTAACCTTGTTCCAATATGTTCATAATATGACCTAAAGTTTTCAGATGATATCTCCCAGTAATTCTTGTCTTTTATATACTTATTATACATATAAGACATTACTGTTTCTTTATTTTTTGATTTAACTAATTGAAGGACAGAATGGTTTCCCATTGTATCGTAAGCTGTTATTAAGAATTTTTTCATTTTATTACAAATTTAAGAATTTAATCTATTAGCTCAATAAATTCTATTTCATCAATATAATCCTCCTCTCCTTGATAGTTTTCTATTAGATAAGTAGGCATTTCACATTGATTATCTAATAAATCTTGAATAGTTATTTCTATTTTACCATCTTCTTCTAAATATTCTATCCATAAATTAGCCCAGTAATACAAATCATCACTGTCGCTAAATATATATTGTATAAATTTTGATTTTTTTATATTGTATTTCATATTCTTAAATTTAAAATGGTAAAATTACTATATCATATCGTTCTCCAGTTGGGCTATCATGATGGTATATTGTAGCTTCATAATGTTCTGGAGATACTTTCTTTAATTTAAATATTAAGTCACAGTTTGGGGCTATTTCTCTATATATATCAAAGGAATTATTTAGATCAAAAGTTTTATGTCCAGTTCTGTTTCTCCAGCCCATGTTATGCCCATAAACCTCTACTCTTGCTTTACCTTCATATTTACCAAATTCTTCTTGTATATCGTCTTTAAAATATTCAAAATGATATTGAGGTAAATATTGGTCGCATAAAAAATGGTTTTCTATTTCTGCGTCTGTAACTTCTGAAGGGTCTCTATCTTCGTCCATTAAAATACTGACCAGATACTCTTGTTTATCGTTTGTAAAAAACTCTATTTCTTGGTCTATGTACTCATTGACATCATAGTAAGTATTCCAATGGCTACTTACTTCATTTATTACTAAGGGGTCTTTATTCGGCATAATCTTGATTTATTTTATTAATAACTTTGTTAATATATTCTCTAATTTTATTTTTGTCTTTTATAGTATTGTCGTTTTTTCTATATTCATGATTTATTATTCTATCTAATTCTTTGTCTGTAATTTTTAAATAATAATCCAGAATTTCTTCTCTATCCTTTTCATCTATAAAATCATCAAATAAATTCATCATGTGGTCGTACATATCAGCTCCATCATAATCAGACATATGAATTATACTAAATAATCCATCATCAATATTTTCTTTCATATCATCGCGCCAGTAATCCGATAGCTTATACATTCCCTCTCTGTAAGAATAATCTTTTTCATAAC